TATTAACGAAAACAAATATTATGAAAACAGAATTTATCAAAGTAATTGAATTTTTAGAAGTACAACAACAAGAAAACAAACTAAACACAAACCAACTGCATTTAATCATTCAAGCCTTATGTACATTTTTAGACGATGAACAATTGCAGGAAGTAAAAAATTTATTTAACCAATTTTAAAAATAAGACTATGAAAAACTTAATTGATTACTTTACACCAACAACCGAAGAACACAAATCGTTTTTAAGGCACTTTTTAAGCACTCTAACGGCTTTTATTGTGTTGGGTGGTATGTTCTATTGTTTAATGTATTTAAAAGCGTTGTAAGATGAAAAATAGAAATTTAGAATTTTGGAATAAAGGTTGGGAATTAACGTATGAATTTTTAGGTTGGACTTATTCAATAGCAGGAACTTGGGAGTTCAACGATTGGGACGAAGTTTCGGAATATGCGTTTATAGAATTAGAAGTTGAAATTTCGCAGAAATGGGAAACAGAAACAGACGATAATTTACAACCGCACGTTTTAGGTGTTCGTCTTTTGGAAGATTTGCGCCTTGAGATGCAGGAAGCAATAAACAGCGATTTAGCACACTACAACTTTTGGGAATGGAAAACAAGCAATGACGATAGTAACTACACTTTTTACCACGAGTTATGACAAGCGGAACTATATACGAGCAAATGGATTGGTGGCAACGACAATGGCGGGGTTCATTTGATTTAGGGTTATATCTTGAAGTTTGCAGAATAAAAAAAAACGAACAAATAAAATTTAAAGAAATGAAACGATTTAAAGCAACATTTAAAACTTGGGCGTATGTTGGCGCACCTGTTAAGTTAGAAACACGAATAGTTGAAGCTTACGACTTCCAGCACGTTAAAAATTTAATACAAAAGAATGACGATATTATTTTAGAAATTAAACAAATAGAAAAATGAAAACAGCAGTACAGGAAGTATTCAGCGATTTAGAAAAATTGCACCCAAATTTATTTAATGTTTACACAACTGAAGGTAAATTTTTTATTAACCACTTTCACAAATATTTAGAACTTGAAAAGCAACAAATGAAAGATGCAAGTTGCCCATATGTTGGTGGTTGGGAAGAAGATGAGTTTGAATATTGGTATAATGAAAAATTTAAAAAAACATACAAATGATAGAACTAATAAAAGAAATAATAGAACAAGACGGACTTGCAAAGAAAAACAGAAAACGCGAAATAGTACACAGAAGAATTTATTTGTTTAGGAAGCTGCGCGAAGACGGACACACACTTAAAGGAATAGGAAGTTTATTTAATATGAACCACGCAACAATATTACACGGTTTAAAAACTTACCAAGATTTAAGCGACACAAACGACAAGTTATTTTTACACGACATAGAATACTATAAATTGCTTTTGAGTTTAGAACGTCCAGAACTTGATTTGCGTAAAGAAATAAAAGAAGCAAGGAACTTAAAAGACTTGCGTAAAATTCAGTTAAGAATAAAAAATAAATTTTATTAACTTTAAAGAAAAAAAAATGATACAAATAAAAGACGAATTTAAAAAATTAATACCAGCACTAACTGTTGAAGAATTTAAACAACTTGAACAAAATTGTTTAGACGAAGGAATACGAGAAAAAATAATAACTTGGAACGGGTTTATAATTGACGGACACAACCGTTATGAAATTGCTACACGTTGGAATTTAGAATACGAAACTGAAACTAAACGTTTTAAAGACGAAAACGAAGTAAAACTTTGGATGATAGACAATCAAAACGGAAGGCGAAATTTAACGGATGGATGGAAGTATAAATTACAGCAAATTAAAAAAGAAATTCTTTTAGAAGAAGGCGAATTAAAAAGAAAAGAAACGGAAGGTAGACCGTCTAAAGAAAAACTGTTATCAATAGTTGATAACAGTTTACCAAAACATAACACACAAAAAATAATAGCAAAAACACTTAATTGGAGTACAGGAAAAGTTGCAATGGCAGATATTGTATTTAAAAAAGCAACACCTGAACTTGAAGAAAAAGTTTTAAATAATGAAATAACAATAAACCAAGCGTATAAAGACATAAAAAAAGAAGAAAAGCAAATACAAATAGCAGAAAAAAAAGAAGAACAAAAACAAATAATTGAAAGCATAACAAATATAGAATTAAAAAATATTGAAGCTACTATTGAAAAAGGATGGTATAAAGTAGGCAAACAATTTTTATATTTTGGCAGTAATACAGATAAAGAATTTATTGAAAAATTACCTAAAGCTAAATTTGCTTTTGCAGACCCGCCTTATAACGCAGGAGTAGACAAATGGGATTTTGATTATAAATGGGAATTAGATTATATAGAAAATTATGCTGATGTTGTAGCGGTAACACCTGGCGGGTGGAACACTTGCAATTTTTACAAAGAAACTAATATGAATTATATTTGGGAAATGTTTTGTTGGATAACAAACGGAATGACACACGGAAAATGTGGCTATGCAAATGTAATTAAAACATCTATTTTTGGAAAAGTTAAACCTAAAATATCTCAAGACTTTTGGAAAATAAATATAGATATTTCAAAAACTGAAGACACAAAACATAAAGGCAGAAAACCTTATGATTTTATGATACATTTAATAGATATGTTTACTAATGAAAAAGATATTATAATTGATGTTTTTGCAGGAAGCGGAACAACTTTATTAATGTGTGAAAAAATGAACAGGATTAGTTATAATGCAGAAATTGATAAACAATACTGTATTGATATTATTAAAAGAATAGGGACATATGAACGAATTTAAAAAAAGAATAGAGTATTCAGATATTTTAACAAATTTTTTTAATGATTTTTTAAAAGAGAATAAAATATCTTATTTTGAAAGTGGATACGAATTTTATAAAAGTAATGAAGATGCAGTAAATAAAGTAAAATTTAAAAATGATGTTACTTCAAAATTTATAAGATATTACCCTGATTATACAATAGTAGGTAAAAACAAATCTATTTTAATTGACGCAAAAAATAGTTCGGGCATTGAAAAAGAATGTTATGAGAATTATAAAAATTTAGAATATAGCTGTAATATTAATTTGCTTTTATTATTAAAAAATAAAAAACTTTGTAAATTACAAGATTTAAAATTTTATAAACCTGACGCTTTTGATGCAAAATCTAATTTAACAATACCGATTGAAAATGATTTTTTTAGGTCTCCAAGATTATTAAATAGTAATGATTATAAAAAATATATGGATGTTTATAAAGGTAAAACAAGTGGCTGTTCTTTTGCGTTTATTGATTTTATAAACACAAAATTTTATGAATTAAATGTATTAAACAAATTATAATTTAAAAAACTGTTATTTAGAATTAATTATTATATTTGCAACTGTACTCGTCTAACATTATAAGTACAAAAGGAATTTTTACCCTTGTTTATGAAGTTGAAGTTAGACGCAACGGATTTTACAAGGGTATTTTTATATAAAAAAATTAATATGGCTGAAGAAAAAAAAGGGTTTATATTGTATAGTGACATAATACATACAATAGAAAAATTAACGGATGAACAGGCAGGTGTTTTGTTTAAACATATTTTGAAGTATGTAAATGATTTAAACCCAACTTGTGAAGACTTAATAACGGAAATTGCATTTGAACCAATTAAACAAAGTTTAAAACGTGACTTGTTAAAATGGGACGATAAGAAACAAAAACGTAGTGAAGCAGGAATAGCAGGAGCAACAAAAAGATGGCAAAATATAGCAAACGATAGCAAACGCATAAAACCGATAGCAAACATAGCTGTAAGTGTTAATGATAATGTAAGTGTAAATGTAAAAGATATATATAGGAGCTTCGCTCATTTGTCTATTTCTGAAGACGAAGTAAAAAAGTTATTAGATAAACATACAATTACACAAATAAACAATGTTTTAAACGACATTGAAAACTACAAGCAAAATACTAAATATAAAAGTTTATATTTAACGGCTGTAAAATGGCTACAGAAAAACGAACCAACTTCCGAAGGTATTTCACCTGAAGAAATAAAAGCAAGAAAATATGGATATATTAACTAACGGTTCAGCACTTGACTATTTATTGAACTACAGAGACGGTAAAATTAAACACGGATTAGAACTTGGAAATGGACTTGATGACTATTTAAAATTTAAACGTAAACAAGTAAACATAATTTTAGGACACGACAACGTAGGTAAAACTTATTTTATAAATTGGTATTTTTTAGCACTTGCACTTAAACACAAATTAAAGTTTATTATTTGGAGCGGAGAAAATCAACACGGACAAATTTTGCGAGATTTAATACAAATGTATGCAGGAATAAATTTTAAGCAATTAACCCACGATGAAATTAGAAACTATTCAGCTTACTTGGAACAATACTTTACATTTGTAAAAAACGACCGCCTGTATAAACACGAAGAACTATTTAAAATATTTGAACAAAGCGAAT